TTGTTGGGCTTGAACCCCCAACATCGTAGTACAGACGAACATAACGTTCATTCGTATCTGGTAACCCCAGAACTAATGTATCGCCAATGGCGGCATCCGCAATAGAGCGAGATGTTAGTACTGTTGTTGCAGAACTGAATGAAGAGTTATCATCTGTTTGAACTAGAACAGCTAGAGTTGGCGAAGAGCCTCCCATAGCAACATCAAAGTTCAGCGCGATTTTCATTTCCTCACCTACACCAATATCGCGATCTGAACCCAAATCGATAATATTAGTAGAAGCCGCATCAGCCGTTACAGACTGTGCATCGGAAAATTGAAGATTATAATCAATAATCATTTTAGTCTCCTGTGTTGGCCTTAACTTATAAGGGTTTCGGCGTTAGTAATAGCGTCATTGCGTCTGAACGGAATACCGTCAAAATTCAATACACGCTTCCCTGCTACTTCATCCATGCTGATACGAACATTGTTAGTGTTAGTAATCTGGCGGCGTAGGTATGAAGAGATTGTGCGATTGCCATAGAACACTGCACGACCTAGACCCAAGTTAGGAACCTTCTCGATTGCTTGAACCATAAGGTCAACCAACTCTGCACCAGCGGAAGCATCCGCAGTTAAGTCTGATATGTCAATGTTCGGTATGCGAACCACATAGCGCCAATCTCTCAAAGTCAGACCGATGTCCCACTTATAGTGAGTACGGTAACCTTGATATTTACCTGATGCAGCATCTTCCAGAGTAACTTCACCAAGGTCTTCATGTTTCAGACCTGCTTGTGAACCTTTCGGGTAGATACCGTGGCAAGTGTTAGGCCCCCAAACAACCAACCAGATGGATGTGTTGTCTGCGCCCGAACCTCCACCGAGGATGATGTTATCACCGCTCTCGGCAGTTGTTAAGTTGTAACGTGGTGCTAGACCCATGAATTTCTCTGGGTCAGTGCCTGTGTCACCATAGAACAATGTATCTGCCATTGTTTGGTTCATAGACTCCAAGAAGGCTCTATCCTCAGACAGACGGAAAGAAGCTGTATTGCCATTAAGGTCAGCTAGTGCCTTATCGACTTCAGCATATGCCTCCAGCATACCAGCTGTATCAGTTACCTGTACAGTTGTTGATTTGCTAGGTTGAACACCATAGTTCAGTTTACGCCAGGTGGAACTTGGCAGCCCTGATCTAATTGTTGTTTTATGGCCAGTTGGAAGATTACCTTCAATGAACGTCATATCATCGAGACACTCGTTGGTCTCCGATAATAGTTCCACGATAGTATCAATCTTACCATCTGGGTCATACCTCTTCGCCACATCGGCGAGTGTAGGATTTGTTGTGGATAATGTTGCCATTATTTTCTCCTGTTATATTTATGATTGCATTGATGGATAAAGTACAGATTCACGAGTCTTTTGTGTAGCGTTGGCTCCACCAACAACCACTTTATCCTCGGAAATCGCTTTTCCTACAGTGTAGAGAAATCGAATCATCTCAGGATGGTTGCCCAAACCTGATTGATCCAACATCTCATTAAACGCTGGAGTACCGAAAGAATCACGCGCCTTTACTGCGACCGATATATTCTCATCGAATTTATCACCGCCATAATCAGTATCGCTCTTCGCTTCTTCTACCCACGATCTCTGCTGTTCGACCCATTGCGCCATCTCGGCTTGTTTCATCTTCGCTACCATATCCACACCCCTTTGGGCTTGGTCTTGCGTTAGATTGTTTTCTTTCGCAAAAGTATGGTAGTCAGATAAGGTCTCTTCATTAAAACTAAAGTCTTCAGGAATCTCGAATGTTTCATACTCTTCAGGGGCGTTAGCCTCCTTATCTGTAGTTTCTTCTTCTTTTCCTTCCGTAGCAGTTTCGCTCTCCTTTACATCTGTTGTTGTTGCTTCAGTTGTTTCAGGTGAGTTATCTGCCTGCTCTACATCCCCATCCTCATTGGTGTCGGCTGTAAGCAAAGTGTCTGTATCTTCAGGCATTTTGATCTCCTCGTTTATTGTTTTCTTTTATCATTGACAGATACTGATCTGCATCCGCCGACGATACTTCATCCACCAGCCATAGGCCAATATTCCTAGCGCCTTCGTTAAAGAAAGTCGTACTATTCCCGGTGAAACTGGTGCGATACATTCCTGTCTGATCGAGGATTCTCCAAACCAGGCGTCTGCCCCATTGCTTGGAGAGTAGAAGACGCCAGTCCTCCAACTCTGTATCGCGAATATTTTTATCTTTTTGTTTTTGACTCTTGACGCTTTTCTCGTCAGAGGCATTGAATTCTTTTGCCATATTCCGCACTATCTCATAGTTTCTGCAAGTTACTTTATCTTCCTTATTCGCTCTTCACCTAAAGAGACGTGGTGGAAGCCCAACTTCTTTAAAAACCGCAGTGTCACCAACATTGATTCATGTTGATTTTCATATGTCGGTTCCTGGTGTTTCATCACCTTAATTGCTTCTAACGCATCGTTAATCTCTATTACCATTCATTTAAGTCAAACCACCAACAATATTGTTCAGCAAGTTATCGCCACCGGTATCGGTATCACTCATCACTTTTGCTGCCTGGGCGCCGACATTGGCTGTCTGTGCTACTTGGTTTGCTTGTTCCATTGCCATTTGTTGTTGTTCCATTTGCGCTCTTTCTTCTCTGATCTGTTGCACCACATCATCAGGCACTACAATTCTAGGAGGTACTCCAATCATCTCGGCGTATTCATCGACACTCTGATCAGCATCAAACTTATCGAGAACCTCTGGTTTAGCGGCAGCCATATTGCCGACAAAACCTGCCAGTCTTTCAATCGCCCCGGTACCAATTGCTTTTTGTGCTTGTGCCATTACCGAGATGTATTCCACTTTCAAGGTAACTCCACCAAGCTCTTCAGGAGCAGGCGGCAATAGATCGTTACGCACCATGATATTGAATGTCCTATCAATCAATGGGTCAAGTAGTTCGGTATGTAATCTTTCAAGTACTGGCCCTAACATCAACAACTTCTCTTCATGTCTTTCGTCTATCTCCCTGGCGGTAATCTGTCTTCTATCCGACATCGTCAACATCTGGAATAGGTCTGAATAGAATCCCTGGCGGATACGGTGCTGGGTCTCAGCGATGTCTTGCTGCAACTCAGCCAGTCTTGGGTTAACTTCATAGGTCGGTCTGAAACCACCTTGGGTTCCCTGCATGGTATCTACATAGGTAACTCCTCCGGGCAGTACTGTAGCTGTCTGTCCTCTGAGTGAAGATGGTGCCTGGAGTGGTGGGTTGACCATCTTATCAATACCCTGGGCCTTTCTTTTCTGTTCAATCTGTAATGCTTTAACATCACCAAGTACATCCATCGCCGGAGATCGTCCATAGATGTCTACTCCGGTAACGTGCCATCTCGGTGCCAACACTGGAAACTCTTCATAACCACTCGATGAAAGTTTGCGTTCGTTCTTCGATGCCTTCTCCAGGTAACATGAATGGTAAGGCATATTGAGATTGTCCTTCATGTTGTACTGCCTGGCTGAATTCGGTTCGATGATATGCATGATCTCTACCCACTTATCGAGTTGTCCAGTCTTGTACAACGACTGCACTGGGTCGGAACAATTCTCATAACCGAACTGTTCTACAACTTGTGCTACAGTTAGTTGGAATTCCCGATAAAAGGTATCAACACTAAGTCTTGAGGATAGTGCTAGACCATATTCACCTACTGTAAACGGATAACAACGAATGACATCATCATGATCTTCATTGATAAGCATTGCCCCGGTACCGAATACCGCCAATTCTTCATAGGTTGTCTGGAGAGAGTTATACAGATTTGAACGCGAGAATATATCACGCATCTTCTTTTCCACTCCATATAGCCACTGCTTGACCTCACTCTGTTCCATCAGTGCTGAATCAGGGGTTGCGAGTCTGAACCAAGGTCGTGCCGGTGAAGTAATACCACTCATCATTCCAGCACTAAGCGTCCTTACCGCCATTGTTCCAGTAGAGTCAATTATCTTGGAGTTCTTCTTCGAGCCGTCATTACGTTTGGAGGTCAGGAACCTT